CCAGTACCGAGATAACTTATTCCATACCATTTAATCCCATCCCAGCGAACTAAATGGTTTACAGTTATTATATTTGGCGTAATATCTATTGTCTGCTGGGCATATACAAATGCGCCGCCTACATAAAGATTATCAATAGAATTATGTTTATAAACTGTTAAGGCATAAACAATGTCGTCAAGTCCCTGCCCCAGCGGTTGCCAAATAGAGCCATCCCATCGAGCAATATTTCTGGTATTAGCGCCGCCGGCGCTCGTGAAATCACCGCCCGCATAAAGATGGCCATTATAGAATGCAAGGGCATTAATACTACCGTCCATTCCACTTCCTAAAGGTTGCCAAGATTGATTACCTTCATCCCAGCGTGCGACTATCTTAGCAGTAGCGCCTTCAAAAACACCGGCGGCATAAAGTACATTGTTGTAAACTGTGAAAGCGCTAACGGAGGTAAATTTAGAGCCGCCTATTCCGCCTACGCCCGGCGGTTGCGTTGCCAAATCGGAAAGATGCGGTTTATAGCATACATATAACCTTCTTCTACTCTCCGCGCTACCGCCATATAAAGCATAGGTAGTTTCCCCAAAATCATACTTTTTGCCTGATTGCCAACGTCGAATTTCTACATTTTGCTCGCCCTCGCCTCGATAAAAAGCCAATCCGGGATATAAGCCCAAATCATTTCTAACGTTGGCGCCAGCCCAATCACTCGTAACCAAAATTCCTGCGCTACGCTCGAACATTTTATCCTTGTTTTATAAGGGCTACTGCCTATACAATGGCACAACCGCATTGTTGACTTGATTGGAATATCGCAGAAATGCAATGCCATCTAACCGTAGAATCAATCTCCTTCCAATACACTTCACTGCCCGATATACCCGGTTTATTAGTGCTATCTGATATATGATTTTGTAAGCATAAATACCTACTTATTTCTTTCCAATAACCCGCCCCGCCTGACGTGCCCGGCTTATTAGTCACCGCTGAGTAATGGGTTTGCAAACATTTATAAATCTTCTTTTCATCTCCGGTAATAACAATATATATCAAATCATTCTTGTCGTATTTATGGTTGTAAGAATTCCATACCGGCTCATTAGCAACTCCTTTTTTAATCATATCATTTTTGAAATAATTAAAATCAGCAACCCACTCCAATGGTTTATAAGTAAATTTAGCGACATATATTTCTGTATCAATCGCTAATCGTGGCAAGGCGGCATTAAGTTTAGCCCTACCAATAATGGTACAATAAACCGTTATTCCCGATTCATCGCCGCTGGTCTGTTCTGTACCATCTATATTATATAAATTGGCTGTAATCGTCTGACAATTTCCAGCCGATTCTGTCGTAACCGCCCGGCGCACTGATATGCCAACTCCGCCACTAATTCCTTTTGGTTTAGGCGCGGCAGTAATATCTATTTGATTAGATTGCAAATGGTCAATAACGGCGTTGTAAAATGAAGCAGGTATTCGTAATTTATCGCCGACCTGAGCTTTTTTATATCTTAAAGCCATTTCTTAACCAAAAAAACTAATTTCCAAACGACTAAAATCTCCATATTCATAAACCTGCTCAATATTTACTTGTGTTATTATAGGCAATTTGGTTTCTGGATCAGTTTCTTGATTTACCCATAAATAATCCCAACCTTCTTTTAGGGCAATTTGGTCAAAATTGGCTGGATGAGCTTCATCAAAAATAAAATTGCGCTTATTAGGCATTACCGAAAATTTATAAGTTATTTCCCAAACGTTTGCTGAATTACGTCTTGAGCCAGAAGCCCCTAAAAATAATATTTCACCTTTCTCGAAATTTTTAAACCAATCACAATTTATCTTACCCGTCAATTCCATCAAAACTTTCGCATAAGTTTCGGTCATAATTTTTTGATAAGTTTCACTAAAAATATAACACGGTACAGTTATATCAATACCGTCAACATTATGCGCTTTTGGAGTGCCATCTTCGTTCTTTTCAGAAACAGAAGTATTGATTAAACGGTCGTAATATTGGATTCCCCTATTGCCGGAGGCATATTGCCCCCTCGTTAATATGGAATTTGTTATATGTAAAGTATTGCCTGTAGTATCAAATTGATAAGAAGGAGCAATTACCTCCGATTCTTCTGGTATTACATTAGATAAACCATATTTTACGGTGCCAGTCCAAAGATAATCGTCAACTGCTTCTACCGAAATTGATTGTCTAAAAAGATCCCAACCGGGTCCTCCTGAAATCTTTGTACTCGACATTTTAATGAATTCAGGCGCCTTTTCTATAAGAGCTGATAGCGCATCATTATATAATATTTCATCTTTATTATCTTCATCATCTCCTTTTTCTGATTTTATGATATAAACAAATGTTCCACTGGGATTATCACTAAGCGTCCATTCCGTAGGTGATCCAATTTTTTCGGTTACTATTATTGGCATATCTATTTCCTTATTTTGTAAATTCCGTTAATAATCCACAAATTCCAGTTCTTGATATTGTTTTTTCGTATTCCTTGCCGTTTCCTCAGTCGCCTTTGCAATTCTCATTTGTACATCTCCGCCGCCAATCCGACCTAAAGCATAAGCGCTAAACGTGCCAAAAGCGACCGATTTAATTTCATTCATAACGCCTTCTATATCCGGCATATTCGTTCTTTCGCTAATACCGTGCGGTTGAGGCGGCCCTATGAAATTTGGATCTCCTACCGTTATTGTTCGTATTGTTTTAGCCAATTCAATAGCGTCAGTTAATTCCTTAATGGTTTTTTGAAGTTCATCGTTTGCCTCTTTTGTCCCCTCGCTTCTTGCGGCGTTTATTACTTGTAATGCCTCTAATAATTTTTGCCTTAATTGATTTCTTTCTGTATCCGATTTTGCAAGTTTCGCCAATGTTTCTTTGTCAATCGTTTCTTCTTTTGTCTTTGTTTCTTTTGCAATTCCGATTTCTAATTGTTTATAACGTTCTAATGCGGCATTAGCATCAAAAGTTTCATCTGTAAATGCTCTATAAGCTATGGTGAGTTTGACTAATTTATCTACTATGTAATTTACCGTTTCAATCCAACGTTTTTTCAAAGACCCACAGGTTATATTAAAAATATCTTTTAAGGTTAGCCAATAATCAGTAATATAATCTGTTGATGCCGCCAAATTATCCCTAAAATTATTATTAAAATCTATCCAAGTTTCTTTCAAAGACGTAATGCCTTTTGTCCATTCCACCTTTAAGAGTAACCAGAAGATTTTAACGGCAAGTCCTACATCTCCAACCACAAGAGCGTCTTTAATCCCCCCCAAAGCGGAAATTGCGTCTTTTTTAAGAAGAGTCCATTTATCCTTTAGCCAATCTAATACTCCGTTAAGTTGGCCTAATGCGCCCGCAAGGACAAGAGCAGATATTGCAAGTGCGCCGAAAGGAGTAGCCGCAAAACTTAAAAATAAAGGGATTGCAACCCTTAAAATCGAAAATGCAATAGATAAACTAACCCGCAAAATACCAGCTATTTTTGAAATGCCAACTAAAATCGACCCGAAAGTCACCAATGCAACCCCGGCAATTACAAAGCCCAAAGCAATCTTGGCGAACAAAGTTATTAACCCTCTATTGGCTTTTATGAAATTCTGTATTATGCCTGACATTGAAACTATCTTGTTTATCAATTCTTCAAAATAGGGTTTTAACGCTTGACCGAGCCGCACACCCGCTATTTTCATAACCTGATAAAGTTTTTTGATATTCTGTTGAAATTCCATCAATGAATTTACATCCTCATTCCTCAAAACCAAACCAAGTTTATACGCCTCATCGGCGAATTTCTTTATTTTATCCGGCCCCGCCGTCAAAAAAGTCATCATCGTAGCTCCGCCTCTGCCGAATATTCTCAACGCCAAAGCCCCCCTTTCAGTAGGGTCAATCACCTTTTCAAACGCCGTAGCCATTATCATAAGACGTTCTACTATGGTCTTTTTCTGAAAATCATCCACAGTAAGACCAAGCAAATCAAATATCGTTCGTAATTGTTCTGAACCCAATACAAGAGAAAAAAGATTGCGGTGCATATACCTAACGCCTTTATCTAATTGTTCCAACGTCATTCCTAACTGGCCGGCTACATAATCGAGAACGCTTAATTCTTCAGACGATATTCCAGTTCTTTTAGACATTGACCAGAGCGCTCTGCCAGTCTCCGCTGCAAAATCCGCCACTTTTAATATATAACGGGACATTATTGTTCCAATACCCGTCATCCACAATCCCATTTTGCCGACAGCATAACCGAAATTTCTTAATTTGGTTTCGGCAGTCCGCAAACCAGTAATCAATCTACTTGAATCAGCGTAAATTTCGACATAAGCCCTACCGGCTCTTATTGCGCTTGCACCTGCCATATAATTATCTCTTACCTTTCGGTCTTAACAACTTTTTCAAAATGCCAATATTTTCACTCGTAATGTATATATCATTCAAATCAGAAATGCCTTTTGACCTTGTTTTATATGGATTAAAATCATCTGGCTTAAATATCCTGCTTTTTTTGGGGTCTCTATTGCAATTAGCAATTAAAGCCATTAAGCAAGATGTATGCGCCCAATCCATCATATTCTTTCCCTCAAACATCCAAAATAACGTTCTTAACGTAAGAGGCGCCGGGTCTATACCTATACTACCGGCGAATTGATAGACAAATTGCCAAACATCTGGTCGGTCTGCTTTTCGAGGTCGAACTTGTCCAGTTCCAGATTTATCCTTGTCATTACTTGCTCTATGAGCTTTTGTTGTATCTGGGTTATCTTCGAGCGGTCTGTGCGACCGCTCTGCCGGAAAAAATCAATTAGTTCCTCATAAAACGCCTTTTGTGCGGCTAATATCGCTTCGCCGCCAAGCGCTCGGCCAAATTCTTCATCAGTAATTCCAAGTTTATCCGCTTGCACTTTAATTAAACAATAAACAATATCACAAAGTAGAATTATATCAGTGCCAATGCGGGTCAAAAGCGGCGGTTCGCCGGACTCCGGCTCAAACAAATTAACGCCAAGCAAATCCTTAACCCTTTTAATGTCGCCGATAGATAAGGCAATTGTCCATTCTCGACCAGCGTTATCCTTAAAAATGCGCATAAACAATCTCCTATTTTATAAGATATATTATGATGCGCCAACTTCCATCCATCCCTCTTCGTTTGTCGTATTCACACTCGATGGCTCTAATGTAACATCAGCGGTTATATTAGATTCAAGCGATTCGTCACGGTCTAATTTAGATACTATCCAATTAAATATTGGCCCCTGTGACCCATTCTCTGTCTTTGAGCCGGTAAGAATTGCTGCGCTTACTTCAGTATCTTTACTATAAGCGTCTCGTAAAATATTAAAATAGGTGTCTTCATTATTCCACATCATCTGAAATTCAACGCTAATTTCCTTTAATGTGCCAACTTTCATACGAGTCCGCGCACCGCCGCGAGTCGATATGTCAACAGTGCTTTTACCCATCGTTAATTTGAGGTCTTTGATATTATCAACCTCATTCATCTCATCTATTGAAGCATTAATATCACCAAGATAAAATTTAGCGTCCATTCCCAACATTGCAAAACTCCTTAAAAAATGTTAATACGCCACAATAGCATCACGCCATTGTTCAGGTATTATATTTATATTCTTGTTAAGAGCAGGCCTTACGTAAGGCCGCGCCGAAATATACGCCATTGACGGCGCATTTTTGTTCAATCTTCGTATCCTTGCCGATGTTTTTATCATCCCGCCATGTTCGAGAACAAAAGGACAATCTTCGCTTGTCATACCGGAAAGTTTCTTCGGCCCCGCAACGACAGAATGATTCGCCGGATCGTAATCAAAAGTAGTGAAATTCTTCAATATTCCCGTCTGATTAGTCGGCCCCTCGCCCTGTCTACTTGGCCGCCTTCTATTCCGAATGTTCTGTCGAATATCACTGCGAAGAAAAGCGCCAATCCTACTCAATACTTTACGCTCGGCTTTGGTAGTAGCCGCGAGCACGGCAGGCGAATTAAAAAACAATTTGCTTATTTCCATTTTTAACAAAACTATA